ATAGCAGGTAAAATATCATCAAGACTATGCACTTCATTGAAGCCTGTTTCGTATGGGTCAGAATCATCATCAAATGCATTTTCTTGATCAGGATATTGCATTTCATATTCAAGATAATGTTTGACCGATGCAATATAATCAGCCGCCTTTGCTATCTTTTCTTGCACCCATGATTCCATCTCTTGGTGATCATGAAGCATCTCAAATAACTCTCCTGAGTATTTATGCAATTTGTAAAGATTTTGCTTCGACATGCGACCCTCATAATCATTATAGTTCATTTTCACATTCTCTGTATCGTACTCAGGATGTGCTAATGGGTTACCGCAATGCTCTGATATTTGTTTTCTGTAGATATTTTTTAACCTTTTCATCGTAATTATATTTATACGTTTTAGTTATTCATAAATGAATTCTTGCTCTTGAATAACTCTTAAATGCTCATCAGTAGTTTTAAGAAACCCTTTCTCAAACATGTCGTTAGTGTTTTTTGGCATTTTTTCTTTGACAAAAAAATCATATATCAGATTAGATAACGTATCATGTGTTCGCTGACTCATATGATTATATCTGTTGTCCTCTATTATTGCTTTAACTTTACCTTGCTCTAATAATGTTGTGTGTCCAAATGGTACATTATGCATTGCATTTAATTCATATTCATCAATCCATATAGTTCCTAAATCACAATCACAAAAATAAAAATTGTCTTCACTTTCTATGAATTCGGAATTGCATATAGTATTTTTCCATATCACATTTACAAAGAATTTCGTAGAATTATATAAATGTTTTGACACATATTTAAGGTAAAGAATATTTTTTATATTATCGTCACGACAATGATTAGTCTGATGAGGTCTCATCTGAAAATTTTGATTAACTATTGACATTCTTAAATTTGCCATACCTATATCATTATTTTCAGAGTGATAATCTCTTTGAGGATCAGATAACATCAATACAACAAAATCTTCATTTAATTCATTTTCTATAGATCTAAATTTGTTCATTGAATATTCTGGACCAGAACCCTGAAAACCATAATTTTCATATTCTATATTCATATCATTTGACAATTTTCTAAACCAAGGAATAAAATTTTCGTAATCATATTCCTGTGCAAAACTGTCTCCAAAAATATATAATTTATTCATTTTTACTCAACAATATTTTATTTTCTGGTAAGTATAAAAACTTTAGTTCAGAATTTTCAAGTGTTTGTATTGCATCTTCAAGTGTTTCAACCAATGGTTCTCCGGCAAGATTGAATGATGTATTGAATAGTAATGGAACATCAGTTCTTTTATAAAAACATTTAATTAGATTATAATAATTTTGATTCTGGTCAGAACTAACGGTCTGAATTCTACATGTACCGTCAATGTGAATAACAGATGGTATTATTTTTTGCTTGTCTTCATGACAATTAACCGCATACATCATGTATGGTGAGTCGTTCATACCTCTCAAATCAAACCACTCGTGTACATTCTCAACTAAAACAGATGCGGCGAATGGTCTAAAATATTCTCTTCTTTTTATTTCATTAACTATATCTTTACCATTTTTAACTCTTGGATCAAACAGCATTGAACGATTGCCTAATGCTCTTGGGCCATTTTCAGATCTACCTTGAAATATACATACTATTTCTTGTTGCTCTATCAAATCTATGATGTCATTATCATCTACATTTTCTTTAATTGTAAAGTTCTCTGCCTTTGTTTTTATGTCTGATAATGTATAACTATATTTTGGACCATGATATAATGATTTCAATGGAGATATTTTTTTAGTCTGTGTCTCTTGATGATAAACATATTTTGCCGCCCCTATTGCAGTTCCTGCATCTGTAGATACTGGTTCTACATAATAATTAATGTCTTTGAGATGTTTGAGATAATGATAATTTGCGACACAATTTAATCCATATCCACCAGAAAAAACTACATTTTTAATACCAGTTTTTTCAATACCCTTTTCTATAAGTTTAAGACATGCATCTTGTGATTGAATTTGTAATTTGTATGCAAGATCTCTTCTGCTCTTATATTTCGTTAAATCTTCACCCTGTTCACCTTCATATAAAAATGAATATCTCTGGTAATTAATAAGGGCGGCATTAGGGTAAGTAGGAATTACTAACTCTCTGTTAGATGTTATCCATGTTGATAGTCCATTTGCATCAGAATATACATCTGGAACCAATTCGTTTTCTTCACCATAAGGAAATAACCCCATAGTTTTTCCTGCCTCAATTGGATCAAAACCGCAATATTGAGTGACCGCCTCATATGCTTTAACGATACCTCCAGTATCATCAACAATCATCTCAAAATCCTTTTCTTCATCATAATTTGTGACGGCACAATATGGTCCTCTACCTCCAAAATGTTTCCATTTTGGATTAAATATAGCAGGATATTTGCAATCAAATATGCTTTCAACTTCCCATATTGTCGTTTCATCACCTGTAAATTTTGATGGTACAAAAGTTCCTGCACCATCAACAATTATTGCAACGGCTTCATCAAAACCTGAATTGTAAAATGAACAGGCGGCATGTAACATGTGATGTTGCGTATGCATATCAATATATTGATCAGGATCATCTATTAATTTTAATTTTCTAAACAGTGCCCAATAGATTTCCTCTCGTGTAAAATCGTTGCCTCTATCTTCTGGTTGAGTGTGTGCCAAAACAACTTTATCAACTTTATTCGTGTACTCAAGAATTTTATAGATTGATGCAAATGGTCCACCATCATATTTTCTTCTTGTAATTCTTTCTTCTTCTAGAGCAAATACTATTTCTCCGTCTTTTAGAAGACACACTCCTGCATTATGTCCTCTAGCAAAACCTACGATGTATCCTGTATTCATTTTATATTTTTCTCAATTGAATTATAGACTTGTTTGATTTGTTCTTTATTCATAAACATAATATTTTCATTTTTTCTATTCTCATCTGTACCATCTGTTATTCTCAAAGGCACATAAACACGTTTATTTAATCCTATATCAATAATGTCTATGAGATCATCATCAGGATATGAAACATTAATTGGAAAGGTACTGCCAATAATTACAGATGCCTTTGTGTTCATCGCTTTTGCTAGGTGTTGTCCCATAGAATCACAACCTACAAAATAATCTGACATTTTTATAACGCTAGCCCATGTTCTTATGTTAGGTATTGAAGGTAAAGCAACTGGATTGTTTTCATCTAGTGATATAGGAAATTGTATTTCAGTCATCAAAATTATTGCGAATTTTTTTCTCAAGTATTCGACTAATTTTTTTACATTCTCAAGTTCTAGAGATCTATATGAGTCATCAATTAAATCGTCTTTGACTTGTCTGATACCTCTACCAAATGGTTGAAAAACTATAACTTTATCTTTTTTAGATTGTTCTTTAATTTCTTCTACCATCTGTATAGCATTTGCTATCTCATCTCTAAACAATGGTATTGATGGTGTCTGTAATTCTCTTGGAGAATCAAGATGATTTATCTCCATGTCGAATGCTTGAGCAAGAGAACACTCTTGATTATAATATTCGTTTATTCTGTAAGGTTCAGGTTGAATGATATCACGATTTTTAATGATATCTCTGAAAAGATTTTTGTGAAATGGACTGTAGACTTTATCATGAAGTTGTTCATGACCTGTGTATATTTCATATCCTGACTCAGCGACAATTGCAAAATCATTATCACCTGATTCTTTTATGTAATTCTCAAATGCAGGAATTGAACATACTACTCTACCTGCTCCTCCATTGATGAAGAAGACTTTGGAACGTTTTTTCATAACAAACTTTCATATTAAAGACCTGGATGTTTTGGCATCATTTGTGATGCCCTATAGGCTGAAAGATGTCCTAATTTATCAGGTAATTCTCTCAATGCTTTTCTGTATGTAGTAATTTTATTTTTAACATCTTCTGGCATGTCTTCAGAAACTTCACCATCAGATTGTTTTAACAATCGATTTCTATGAGATTTAACTGCATCCCAAGTATATTCTTCATCAACTGATGCGAATTTTGCATATAATCTTTTAATACTTGGGTCATAATATACTTGTTCTTCATAAACATGATTTGGAATAGTAGGAGTAGGTATTGAATACTCAGGATAAACTCCAATCGCTTCCTCAAAAACTTGAAATCCTTTTTCATATAACTCATTTTTTTCACTATCATCGAAACCAGGCGGTCTTAATAGGTATGCTATCAACGTTTCAACTTCAGCATTAACCTCAATGTAAGTATAGTTTGGTGGAATTGGTCTACCAGAATTTAACATGTCTTCATTAATACAAGATATTACTTTGTCTGTATCTCTATTAACTACGGCATAGCAAATATGATCACCTTTATACCACCATTTTTGAGTTTTATTTTCTTTTGTAGTCAATGTTTCCAAATGAACATCTGGAAGTTTCATTGTAAATTCTAGTTCGATTATATTGCTCATGTGTATCTTAAAAATATGTGATTCTTACTAACCCAGGTCCACCCATATTACCGGCGGCACAACATTTACAATTGTTACCACAATATGTTGAATCTCCTGACAAACCACCGGCCGCAAATCCTGGAACAAAACACGCACACATACACCAATATTCTACAATTTGAGAGTGACCAAAAACACCTATTAAAGGAGCCGTACCGCCCTGTTGCATTTTTTTCCAACAATGACAAGTATCACCTGTATTAGTTCCTGTTGTTCCTGCTATTGAAAAATCGGCACCAAAGGATATACATGGATGATTTCCGTCAGGATTGTTTGCACAAATACTCGCAGTTCTGTGTCCATGAGCATCTCCATTACACATTATTCCATAACAGCCACCCATTACACAAAAACTTGCAAGATTATATCCTGTGACATATGAAGGACAACCAGAACCAGATGTGCAACCATGATGATGACAACAGGGATATGTTCCTCCTGCACAAATTGTATATTGACAACCAGGTTTTGTTTGTATGCTTTTCATTGCGTAATTACCACCACCCGCTGGTTGTCCATATGAACAACAATTACAACATGTATGTCCAGCACCTCCTCCGCCACCTCCCCATATCTCAAAGACCACACAACAAACATTAGCAGGTACTGTCCAATGACAACATTTACCATTTGCTATTTCACAACTATTATTATAAGTTGGATGTGCAGAACATTGTTGAGAGGTCATCATTTGTTCGTTGAAGATCCATTGAATACCTCCTCTAGAGCCAAGTGCGGCTTCATTTGTATCAACTGTAGAACTTAGCGTTTCTACGCAAGTTCTCAAATTATTCACTTCATTTTTTACAGTAGTTGTTGTATTGATACCATCAGTAATTTCCATGGCAGTAGCACCAGTTCTCGCTATGTTATATACAATATCAATTTCAGAACTTCCTGCAGGCGCTTCATCAAATGTCAGCATGTTACCGAGAACAGTATAATGCGTTTTTGGTCTTTGATATAACCCATCTACATATACTGATATTTCTTCTTCATTCTCAATTGATTCTGATAATGTAAATGATTTTGCAGTGCTATCTGAAGCAACATCTATGCTTTGTTTTCCAGGTCTATGAAGATCATTTGATAATTTTTCAGGCGTGATGGAGTTATCAGGTATAGTAATACCTGAAGTCTCTACAACTCTACCAGTAAAACTATCTCCATTTTTTGGAGCAGTTGTAAATAAAATACTTTGTAAATCAGAGTTGAGTTGATAATCTGTTTTCGGTCTTAGAAGTATACCATTTACAGTTATAAAAGTTGCTCCTATAGAATGAACACTTACACCTGACCCTGCCTCTGTCATATTGAAGAGAACTTTATTACCATCAAATTGATTTGATATGTCATCCAGTAATCTGAAATTTGACGAATTTGATTTTGTTCCATCTCCTAAGTAAGGCATTATAATCCTCTCTTACTTGCATATTCGTAATATACTATTTCCATCCAATGATAATTTTGTAGAGTATCAGATGATATTAAAGTAGGACTACCATTCGCTAACCCTGTAGTGCTATTAATATTACACTCGCCTTTATTATTTACATAAACAGTTCCATCATATGAACGACCAGAATATTGTATTTGTATGTCAAAATCAGTTGTTCTTGTATCTGGAAAAAAATCGTGAGGATCAAACCAATATGATTTAGAATAAGTATCAATATGATCATTTCCAGATTCCATAGCAGTTACATATCCTGATCCTCCAAATGTCATCCATTCCGTATAATTATTACCTGATAATTTTACTCTTACATTAGGATGAAAAAGAAAGCCTCCCCAACCTCCTTGTGTGGCTCTCACTGGTATGTAAACGTAAAATTGTATTTTACTATTTGCTAAACAAGAAATTGCAGGCCATGTAGTATATTCATCTATCGCACCACTATCAGAAGAAAATTGATCTGTTGTCCAATGTCTAACAACTTGTCTTAGATGATAACCATAACCATCTTTAGGTATTAATGTTTCAGAATATACATTTCCTGAAAGAATTATATTAGTATTGGCATCGGTCGCCTCTATTTTATTTACTCTTAACGTACTTGACATTATACTTCTTGTAGCATGATTTTATATTTTTTATCGTTCTTTTTGTTTATGATATAAATGTCATCACTACCCTCTTGAAATACCCAATGTCCTGTTGTACCATCTATGATGTTTGGACTTGCAGTAGGTTTTTCGTTTGTCATGATTAAATCTGATACACTCACATTCTGACAATATAGATCAGTTGTTACAGTTACAAATGAAGTATTTGTATGTGAGCCTATTGTATCAACATTAATTGCGGAAACGCCTCTTGTTGCTTTCTTTCTCATATTATTGTAAGATTTCCTTTTACTGTAAGAGTTACGTTTATATCCTTAATCGTAATAGGACCAACACACATTGCATTTGTATTTGCATCAATCGTAGTATTAGAAGTCATTGTGTTTGCATTAGTTCTAAAAACTACATCACCACTTACAACATTTGTTCCAAAATTTTTTGCGGACTCAAATGCTCTGCTAGCCATCGATCAATACTCCGTTAGCATATGCCTCGACAGTTGATGGTATTCTTATATTACCTCCTCCATCTGCACACTGTTGAATTTTTAAGGTTCTTTTCATATGTAGTATATCATCTGCTTCTAATGAACTATAAATCCAAGCATTACCATCTGCACTTCCGTACCAGTATGATCTGTCTTCATGTATAATCTTAAACGTTACTTTTTCAGGCATGTATCGTTCCTCTTAAATTATTACCAAAGGGTAATTTTTCGGTTGTCCTTACAAATTTTGATTTAGCATGTGTTACAAAACTAACTGAACTTTCAAGCACAAATGATGATCCCGTTTCTAATAGTAAACTTTCGTTGTCAAGTGTCATTTTATTAATTGTCGCATAATCAGGTCGTGTAGGCCAAACAATATTAGTTATTTTTCCATTTTCATTAAATAAAGGAGTTTGATTATTAGGCAGATCTCTTAACTCATCTCTATAATTAGACCATTCTGTTGGTACCGTTTCACCTTTTTCATAGCATCTTAATACTACCCAATCACATTCTTGCAATCTAAGAGTTCTTTCCATTTTCAATAAAGCCTGTGCTTCTTCTTTATTGTATTTTTCAATCGCATCATTTACTTCTTGTAGTGTTGGTTTTTGATCTGTACTAAGCCATATAACATCATCATATCTCTCACCTGATGCCTTAAATTTACCTTCTGGTCTAATTTTAGTTAATACTGTAGTGACCGTATGCATATTATCTCGATGGATATGTTATTGCTTGTTCAGACCCAACCCCTTTAACAGAAGTATTTGCCGATGTTCTATCTCCAGTAACATGCTGGTCTCCAAATCTATACTCTTCAATACCTGGTTGAATTGTTGATCTTACACAAGGACCTGCAATTTCATCTATTTTAACACCACTTACTCCAGTTTCATGCGAAGATGTAGTATAATTAACACATCGATTAATATAATAAGTATGATTACCAGTTGACATCATAAAATTTGTATACCAAATATCTGTTCCTGCTGAAACTCCTGGAGAGTCAGTAAAAAACATTGAACAAGTTTGTATTGGAGTTGAACTACGATCTGACTCATCATAGTTACCTGGGTTTGTGTAACCAGCGCCAAGATAGTATTGCCATTGTGTTCCTAAACCAGATAATGTTTCATGGTGTGTGAAAAAATCAATGTGCCAATCACCATCACTCGAATTAAAATCTGTATCTTGAAAACTTCTTGCTGGTGCCCAAGTCCAATCATGTGTGTTACCAGGTTCTCCATTCAACCACATAGTTATATGAAAAGCACTACTATCATATCTTGATTTTATTTTTGTTCTCATGCAATCGAGTTCTGCAAAATACTGATAGTATGCACCACCTGTTGAATATGAAAATGGTGATCTAACCATGCGAACTACTGATTGAACAACTGTACCAGGAGCAGGTCTAGTTTGAGAATTAAACTCAACTGTATCTCCTGTAAATTTTACAGGTGCGTTTGATATATTACCATCTAATCCTGTTAGATTAGTTACTTTAAGATGACTCATTTAATCTGCCGTTATTGTGAATTTTCCTTTATAATAATCAAACAAACCTGTCATTTCATTTTCTGTTAATGCACGATTGTAAAGCATAACAGGTCCTAAGTACCCTTCTGTATCTCCGCCTATTTCTTCTGTTGAAGGATTCCATGAACTTGTGCCCATCTCCATTCTCATCTGATAGCCCTGTATAGTTCCATTTAGATTAACTTTTACCAATCTACTTGTCGCTTCAACATATGATCCATTAGGAGTGATAGCAGAATGTACATATTGTCTTACTCTGTAATTTGCAGGATCATGCTGATATGAAACCATACACCAACCTTTATTAATTGGATAAGTATTGCCTCCTCCATGACTTATGGTCCATCCATTCGTTTGTTGCTCGTAATAATTCCAATCACTTGAACTATATCTCCAAATAAAATAATTACTGCCTGCAACATTGTTTTGCTGGGTTATAATTGTATCATAATTATTCATTTCCCTAGAATATATCCATGCTATCATAGTAAAAGGACTTGTACCTAAACCCCATTCGGGTCTCTGTTCATAGCAATATAACATTCCACTATTACTGGCACTGCTTGCTCCATCAGTTCTCATGACTATTTGATTACTTAATACATTACCTTGTAACATAGTGCTAACAAAATGTGAATTTTTATGATTGCTATATTGATTTGACGTTTGAGAACTTCCCCAAAATTTTCTTCGTGTTACAAGACATTCAATATACTTTGAGTTTCTGTCCCAGCAATCAGTATCATTCAGATCGATCCATGCTTTAAGTCCATTTAGAGTTTGTGGATATTCATATCTTCTAAACTCTATTTTGTATTTTTTTCCGCCTTTATAAATGAATGGATTTTCCCAAGTGATTCCAGTTGATGCTACGTTAGATAAAGAATTAACACTAAGATTAGTAATGGTAGATGTCTCTGTACCTGTAGCAGATATGGCACCATTAACTGTAAGTGTGCTATCACTTACACTAGCAACTTCTACATTATTTGCAGACTTAATCGATGATACTTGTAATGCAGTGTTACTTATGAAACCCATTATTGTCCTACCGTTAAATTACCATTATCAACTAAATCACCATCGTATTCTGTAATCTCAAGTATATTATTTTGCCATCCGCCATTTCTATTATCTTGACCTATGTTAGAATTAAGTCTATATGAATTACTATGCGAATTTACATATATTCTAAATGTATGATTTTCAGTTGCATTGGCCGCACCTATATAACATAAAATGTCAGCATTATCATAGTTGTCACTACCATCACTCGTATATATTGCATGTTCACCTTGTCCTAACATCTCAGTAAAATCTCCTGATCCTAATTTTCTATATACATGATATCCAATACCACCAGTGGCCGGACTTCCATTATCATCTATAATTGATTGAAAATATATACGATACCAATTATTTGCCTTTGCAGGTATGCCCATATCAATTTCTGCTCCATTAAGAAAAGCAGTACCAGTACCAGAAGAAAATGACTGATCAACTGTTGTTGCTGAACAAAACTTATGTTTCACTATAAACTGATCACTTCTGCCAGGGCCAAAAGTACACGAGGAATCTATGACAACATTTTTAAGCGTACCATTTTCTAAATAGGAAGTTGCTCCTGTTTGGCTTACGATTTTGTCTACTTTTAATATGCTACTCATTGTTGTATCTCTTGTATTATGAATGAAGAAACACCAGTAAATCCCCATGAACCATTATCACTATTAGAATAATTTATATACAAAGGCGCTCCACCATCACCATTTCTACCATAAACTGTATAAGTTGTTGCGGTAGTTCTTGATATGTCTGCCAACATCATAAAATGTATCATTGATGGATCATTACCATCATACTTACCTCTCATTGCAAAATGCCCCTCAAATCTACTACCTGTACCATCTCCTTTTGGAGTTACGATAGAATCTCCTGTTACATCCATTATTTTATAATTAGATATATCATTTGTACCCGAGTCATTTGCAAAGATATGAATGTTCATCAAAAGTTTATTAGTAAGACTTGTAGGAGTTATGGTCACTCTAAAAGGATATGAAGCATTTGCACCTATTTCAGTCCAAGTTCCATCTGGATCAAATGTATATCTTGAACTATGAGTTGATCCTTCCGTCTGTATGATTGCACCTGGTGCCTTGAAACTTGCTTTTTGCGTAGATACGAATGATCCATTTAATGGTATCGTACCTGATACACCAGCAGATAAATCTATATGTGTTTCATTTACTGTTTCTAATTTATCTACTGCAAGAGTTGATGCCATGTTACTCCGGTTTCGTTGGCCATGTTACATTAATAAGTTTTAATTTATCATCAACATCAGGGTTTGCAGTTGATGGTAAGTCTCTTAATGCTTTTCGGTAGTTTATTTGTTCTTGTGTCATTGGAATTCCATCCGATGCCCTCAAAGTCCACCAATCAACTTCTGCCAATCTTATATCTCTTTCTTCTCGCAATTTTTTCATCGCAAAGTTGGTTATTAATTCTTGTCGTTTGGTCTCAATTTCTGCATCGGTTGGTTTATCTGTAGTGTTAGAGGTTCCCCATGTAAACCTATCGTTATGTTCTTCATATACAAATGATTTACCTTTACATAATTCACGAATTGCCTCCATTTTTAACCATAAAGAATTTGTTTTTATACTCATGCTGACAATTCCCATAAGTTCATAAATGTTTCACCTCCCGAATCAGTTAAACTTCCCGAATCAGGTCCTCCTAAAACATAATTATCATTACTACCATCACTTGAAAAAAAGGCGGCAACACGAATAAGAGTTCCTGCTGATTGAGTACCTAATT